GGTATGTCTCAATTGGTAGTGATAGCGGTGCAAGCAAGGGCAGACCGGACCCATCGGGCGGTGTCACTATTGCCTCAATTAATGCCGGGCTAAGCAAGGCAAAAGCGGGCGATACCATTTACTTTCTTAACGCGGCAAAGTATGCGCTGCGCTTAGAGTTTGGCTTTGTTGGCACTGATAGTTTGGGGCGCACCTACAATCAAGCGCCGCGCTCTTTTGTGCGCTCCTCTGCAGCTGAGTTCCCTAAGATTTTAGCGGAAGCAGCGCAGCGTATAGCGGCGAAGGCTTAAGAGCATGAGCGCGTTTACATCCGCACGCAAAGCCCTAGAGGCGCAGTTAGCTGCAACAGCAGGGATACCCGCTGATGCGAGTGTGCCGCGCATTGCATGGGATAACGTAGAATTCAAAGTCCCCAATAAGCTAGCCTGGCTGCGCTCCACCTTCCAGCCGATTGATAGGCGCACCGTTGCCGTGGGCGCTAATGCCCCATACTTGCATCAAGGCTTATATCTTATTGATTGCTACGCTGCCCTTAATGGCGGCCCCAATGCCGCCGATGCGCTGGCCGATTTGGTGCTTGCACGGTTTTCTCACGGCCTAGGATTAACAGACGGCGGTTACACTGTTAGAATACGTTACGCAGAGAGAAATCAGGGCATTGTAGATGCCCCGTGGTATTTCGTACCCGTTACGGTTTCCTGGTATCTCTACGAGCATTTATAAATTTAAAGAGGAGTACGGGATATGCCGTTTTCACAAGGTTCTCGTTCTGAGTTGGCATACATTGTAGAATCAACTTTCGGCGTTACCCCGCCTAGTTCGCCGCAGCTTACTGCCTTGCCATTTAGCACAAGCGATTTGAATCTTTCTAAAGAAATTTTGCAATCGCCTGATATTCGCGCCGACCGTGCCGTTGATTATTATCGCCACGGCAATCGTCAGATAGGCGGCGACATAGCTTTTGCATTGCGAGCGGATGATTTAGATGATGTTTTGGAAAGTGCATTTTTCAGCACTTTTTCTTCAAACGTTTTAAAAATTGGCACAACCCAGCAGTCGTTAACGATTGAGGAGCGGTCACTTGATATTACTCAATTCCGCCGCTTTACTGGATGCGTGGTGTCACAGTTGCAAGTAAATTGCCAAGTAAACGCTACAGTGAATTGCACTGCGTCGATTGTGGGTAAAGACATGACTACATCCACTTCCCCGCTGGATGCATCTGTTACTGCGTATAGTGCAAATGATCCGTTTGATACTTATTCTGGCGCAATCACAGAAGGCGGCAGCACGATTGCTATTGTGACCTCTGTTAACTTTTCCATTCAGAACAACGTAAGCCCCACTTTCGTTTTGGGTTCTGCTGCAACGCCGCAGCTTGAATATGGCCGCAGCATTGTCACCGGAACGTTAGAGGCATACTTTCAGGATATGGCCTTGATGAACAAGTTTCTAAACGAAACGGAATCATCTTTGCAGATTGCAATGACTACCCCTAGCGCCGCTGATACATACACATGGCTATTCCCGCGCATCAAATACAACGGCGGCAGCGTGCCGATTGCCAATGAGCAAAGCCGAATTATCAGTATGCCTTTTGCTGCGCTGTACGATAGCAGTACTGCAACAATGGTGCGCCTCACTAAATCGTAATACCTTTTCTATCTCCTCTCCATGTCAACTAGGGCGGTTCTTTAAAACAGAGCCGCCCCCTTTTTTGTTTGCTTTTTATTTTGCGCAAGATAGAATAAACAAAATGTTTTCTTTATATAGATGGAGCAATAATTTATGACTGATTTATCCGTGTTTAAGACTGATATTGCCGGGTCATGGCTTACAGTTACACACCCTGTTACAGGCTCAACGTTAGAAACCGCCGAGGGAAAACCCGTAAGGATTCGCGTTGTAAGTCTGCAATCAGACCAATGCCAAAAAGTCACAGCGCAGCTACACAATGAGCGCGAAAAGAAACGCCTTAACAATCGGAAGTACTTTCAAACCGCAGAGGAATTGCAAGAGGGTCTTTTGAAGCTGTTAGCAGCTGCAACGCTAGAGTTTGACAATCTGGAATACAACGGCGAGCTTTTGAAGGCCACAAGCGAAAACGCCTATAAAATCTATAAAGAATTGCCCTGGCTGCGCGAACAGGTGGAACGCTTCATTGAGGAGTGGTCAAGTTTTTTGCCGAAGGCATAGAAGAGCTACGCGCCTTTGCTGAGGCGCAATTTTCTATGTCATTCCCGATAGGCGATGGCGGCGCACCAGAGCGCGAGCATCTCTTAAAAATGGCAGAACAACATGATATAGTTGACCCTAGGCTTTTGGTGCAGCTGCCTGTTGATATGGCCGGGTATTGGAATTATTACTGCTTGTTATCGCAAGGGCGCTCCTCAGACAAGCCCATCACCTACACCGATATAGTGTCTTTCTGTCAACTTTATGGCCTCAGGTTCTCAATCTACACCATCCATGTTATAAAAGAGCTGGATGTTTTATGGCTCGATATGCAGTCAAAGAACATGCGGGAAAGGATGCGTAAAAATGGCTGATCTTGCTAAGCTACAGATTGCTGTTGATACAACGCAAGTACGCACCGCGATTAAAGACCTAGAGAATCTACAGGCAGCAACAAAAAGGTTTAGTGACGGCACGGCGGGCGCGGCGCAGAAATCCACCTCAGCTCTTAATACAATAACGGGCGGCACGTCTGGCGCGGCTAAAGCTGTAAACGATAACATGCAGCGGGCTGCGCTTAGCATGACAAACTTTAGTGCGGCAACTTCCAGTGCTTTAAATTCAGCGCAGAAAAGTTTCACAGGCGTAAGCACCGCCGCTGCTGCAACATCAAGTAATGTTTCTGGCGTCTTTGGGCGCATGGTTAATTCCGTGTCAAGTGGCCTAAGTGGTCTTTCAACCCGTTTAGGCGATACCCTGTCCCCGCTCAATAGGTTGACGGGTGCATTTCGGGCGGTTAACGAGGCAGCTCTCTCTGTCTTTCTGGTGTTTCAGGGATTTAAAATATTAGGCGGCGTCTTAGGCTCTTTTGTTGCTGCAGGCGATTCAATGCAAAAAACAAAAATCCGCCTAGAAACTTTGACGGGTTCTGCAAAAGAAGCAAATGAAACATACGGCTATTTATTTAAAACAGCGCAAAAAATGAGCATCCCTTTTGATGACTTATCAAGAAGCTACTCTAAACTTTTGCCGCTTATAAACAACGGTGTTTTGACCACTAAGCAAGGCCGTGACATCTTAGAAGGGCTGGCCGATACGGCTGCTGCAACTGGCGCAACTACCGAGCAGCTCAATCAATCCATGTACGGTTTGGCGCAGGCGTTAACATCACCTAAAGTGCAAGCGCAGGAACTGAATCAGATTATCGAGCCTTTGCCCGGCTTGCTGCAAAACTTGGATGCAGCAGCTGCCTTGCCCGCTGGTGGTTTTAGAAAGCTGGTTAACGAGGGTAAAATAACCTCTCAAATCTTGGCGGAAACTTTGCCCGCAGCCTTGGCACGCTATAAGGGATCAGCGGAAGCGCAGCGCGATTTGGTGAGTGCCTCAGCAACCCGTTTAAGTAACGAATGGACTAAGCTAAAGGCAACTTTATCTATCCCGCTCAACTTTGTTTATGCAAACTTTCTACAGGGTATCACGTTTTTGATTCGCCAAGTGAACGCTTTGATTGATGCTATAAAATCATTAACGAGTATAACCGATACCGCCAGCGGCGGGAAGGTTGGCGATATATCGCAAAAAACAAAGGATCAGCTTAATAAAGATTACGCTGCATTATCTGGCGGTAAAAAAGAAACTGCAGGCAAAGCAAGTTTTAATTATGGCGAGTACATAAAGAATCTGAATCAAGAGATTAGCATTCTAAAAATGGAAAGCCGCACCGCCGATGTGGTGACTGAATCATACCGGGCTTACAATGATGCTAAAAAAGACGGCATAACGCTTAGTGGTGCGCAGGGAACTGAGATTTTTAACCTCATAAGACAGAAGCAACTTATAACCGAGGTTAAAGACATCACCAAGGCCGCGAATGATGACTTGCTTAATGCGGATGCTGAAAAGCTGAAATCCTTAACAGAGGTTGAGGCTGCGCAGCGCAATCTTTTGCGCTCAAACGAAGCAGACCGTTTAACGCAACTTTTGCCTATTGCATCCGAACTTGAAAAGAGCGGCCAGTTAATTGGTGCTTATGATGCCATTCAAAAAAAGATTGTAGCATTGCGCTCAATAGAGATAACAAATCCAAATGATGAAATAACCACTAGCGGCTTATTAAGTTCTGCTGAATTACGCCTGAAAGAATTGGCACAGACGGATGCAAAGGGCGCAGGCACGGCAATCGCAGATGCTATGACAAATGCCTTTAATGCGGCGGATGATGCACTTGTGAACTTTGTAAAAAGCGGCAAGCTAAACTTTGGCGATCTGGCCGATAGCATTATATCTGATTTGGCACGCATCGCTATTCAGCAATCCATAACAAAGCCTCTTGCTGGCGCTTTTGGCTCTCTCTTAGGTGTGGCAGGGACTGCGCTAGGCTCTTACTTTGGCGGCGGCGGCGCGGCTGCTGCATCGTCTGGCGCGGTTGCACAAGGCTCTACGGTTGGCAGTTACACCGTTGGCGGTGGCGGATTTACGGGCGCATCATCTTTGCCGGGTTTTGCTACTGGTGGCAGCTTTACCGTGGGCGGCGCTGGCGGCACTGATAGCCAAGTTGTTTCTTTCCGAGCAACGCCTGGCGAAATGGTCAATATTCAAACCCCACAAGGTGGCGGCGCGAATTCGCCTGCAATCAATCAATCCTTTACCATTGATGCACGCGGCGCTGATCCGGCCTCTATAGCGCGGCTTGATAAGGCCATTGATTCGTTATCGCGCACCATGAAAACACAAACTATATCCGCTGTTCGTGAAGCAAAAAGCCGGGGTCAATTATGACGCGCACTATTTCATCTTTGAATGAGGAGCAAATTTTATCCGATACTCTTGCCCCGGTTATTTTGTTTTATGCTGATTTTCCTACAGGGGCTGTTAGAGCCTGGACTGGTGTTGGCGATCTTGTTTGGGACGGTGACACATATCTTGGGGTTGGCAATCTTGGCTCTGTCTCATCGATTGAGGAAACCATAAGCCTGCAGGCCGTTGGCGCGAAGTTTTCACTATCGGGCATAAAAACTGAATTCATTACGCAGGTTTTAAATGATGATATTCAGGGGCGTGATTGCGTTGTTTACATCGGTTTTCTTGATTCATACGGCCAGCTAGTTGATGACCCTATAACGCTCTTTAAGGGTTTGATGGACGTTTTATCAATTTATGAATCGGGCAACAGCACCTATGTTTCGATTGATGCCGAAAGTCTCTTGCGCGACTTTGAAGGCACGCGCACGCGCCGCTTAACGGATCAGGATCAGAAATCCGAATACCCCGGCGATAGGGGTTTAGAGTATGTTGCCAGCTTACAAGAAGCCGAAATATTTTGGGGCCGCGAATATGAGAAATAGAAAGAAAAACTGGCGTGATGACTTTGAAAAATTCATTGATTCCTATCGTGATAAACCTTTCCGATATGGCGATTCAGATTGCTGTTTATTTATTGCTGATTGCGTAAAATCAATTTCAGAAACGGCGCTTGACCCGGCGGCTGATTATCGCGGCCACTATGATGATGAAAATTCTGGCCGTGATGAAATCATGAATCGCCACGGCTCAATAAAGAACGCACTTTTAAAAGCTGGCCTAATGGAGATTGATAAGAATCTTTTAATGCCATCGGATGCGGTTATATGCACGATAGGCAACTATGAAATATGCGGCGTGTGCGTAGGGCATAACATCGCGTTCATGTGTGAGAGCGGCTTAAAATTTGTGCCTGAGAGCAAAGTACAAATAAACACCGTCATGAGGCTATTTTAAGATGCCGCCGCTTATCATTGCCGCTGCTGCTGCTGCTACAGCCGCTGGTGTTAGCGCCGCTGTTGCGGGTACGGTTATTGCGGGGATTGCTATATCAACCGTTGCGGCTGCAGCTATTGGTGCAATTGCGGCTATTGCTGTGTCTTATATTGGCTCAACTCTTTTAGCATCAATTAGCGGGAATAAGGGACCGGGACAATCAGCATCATTCGCCGGGTTGTCTGGATTAAGAACAACGGCGCGGAGTGCCGCAGCCGTACACCAAATTGTTTATGGCCGAGTGCGCAAAGGCGGGACGCTGGTTTTTTTCCATTCCAAACCTAAGCCGGGCAGCGCAAAGAATGAAATCCTGTACCTAGCTATTGTTCTAGCTGCGAATGAGTGTGACGCCGTAGAGCAGTATTATATAAACGGCACGCCTATCGTTATTGACTCGAATGGTGATTGCACGTCACCTTCAAAGTATGTGGGCTTGGTAAAGATTCAAACAGGCTTAGGCTCACCGGATCAGCTGGCAAACGCTTTTTTTATCAGTGAATGCGAAGGGAAATGGACAGTAGAGCACCGCTTGCGCGGGCGCTGTACTGCCTATGTCAAACTCACTTATGACGCGGCTGTTTTTGGCTCTGGAATTCCCAATGTAAGCGCCGTTATTCGCGGCATGAAAGTTAAAGATTTTCGCACGAGCGTCACTGCTTATTCAGAAAACCCGGCTGTTTGTCTTTGGGATTATATGCAGCGCCGCGATAACATCGGGCGGCCTTTGGGTATTGGCGCAACGGAATCAATGCGGGATAATTCCTATTGGACGGTTGCCGCTAATATCTGTGATGAATTAGTCACAACGCCAGCCGGGCTAGAAAAGCGTTTTACTTGCAACGGCGCATTATCTATTGACGGTACGCCTAAAAGTAAAATGGAAGAGCTGCTAACGTCTTTTGCTGGGTCAACGTCTTATACCTCAGGCAAGTGGCGCACCTTTGCCGCTGGATACGTTACCCCGTCTGTTGAATTCTCAGAGGATGACATAGCCACAATTGACGCATCGGACGTTGCTGTTACCGTGCAAACAAACAAGTCTTTAAAGGAAAAAATTAACGGTGTTAAGGCGCTCTACATCGATAGAGAGCAAGATTACAATCTTGTTGAGATGCCAGAAATATCCGTTAACGAAACGGAATTAAATCGGCGTTTTATCGATTTAACAATGCCTTTTACCAATTCCATTTACTGTGCGCAACGGATCGCAAATATTGCGCTTAAGCAGTCAAGAAAGCAACTTAGCCTTTCCATCCCTTTAAATTTTAAAGGCATGAAAATCACGCCGGGGGACAACGTAAAAATTACTATTGAGCGTTTTGGATGGGTTAAGAAAGTCTTTAAATGTGTAGGCTGGACGCTGGACGATTTGGGGCAAATCACCGCAACTTTTCGTGATGATTCGATTGATATTTACAGTGATGATATCGATTATAAAAGCGGCGCGGCGCTGGAATCTGCAACCGTTCCTAACTGGGTTGCTGAGGATGCAACCGCGCCGGATGGCCTTATTGCTGTTGGCTTAAATAATTCCATTCAGCTATACTGGGATGAAGTGCAGGACCCGTCTTTTTCATCGGTCAACATCTTTATGGCCAGCACAAACGACCGGGCAACGTCTACGCTTGTTGATAAGACTTCAACCCGCGCTTATACGGTCAACAACCTACCTAGCAACGCAACCCGTTATTTCTGGATTCGCTCTGAGGATGTTTATGGCACGCTATCGAGCTTTGAGCCTAGTAGCCCCACTGGTGGCGTTTCAGCAACAACACAAGCGGATAGTTCGGCGCTAATCACTGTGACTGTCAATGTCACTGCTGCCTCTCTTAACGCAGGCACAGCTATGGTTTTAGATGCGGCAATCTTGCAGCAATATTATATACGAAATATTGTCATAACAGGCGTAGCTGATTTTGATCATTCCGGCAACAAAGATGTAATATTGACGGATGGAATCACTACTTGGACAACTTTAGATAAAGCATACCTTAAAAATTTAAGCCCCGCTCGTTGGGGGGAGACGCATGTGCCATACCCTGCTGCGCAATCGGATATTTCAAAAGAGAGCGGTCCGGGTCAAGATATTAAAATGCAGTATAGTGGTGGGACTACTTCATATTTATCGGGGACGTTTACTGTATTAATGACCTATGAAAGGAAACTCTAACAATGGCATCTTTGGTCTGGCCTGTTGACGTTCGCCCTTATTCACAGGAATTTTTCATAGAGACAAA